TGTTCCTGTACGACTCTTTCCTTGAACGCCACACGTTCTTCAGATTCCATACGGTCAGAGACTTATGCCTTCAATCTCAAATAAAAGTTTTTCCTGAAGGTAAGGAATACTACGCAATCCCAGCAGACGTAGCATGGGTGTATGGTCAAGAAGGAATTTCCCTTTGACACTCTTGATCTTTCATGGAAGAACACAAGAAAACCTCAACAAAAACAAACTGAAATAGAAATACTTCAAGAAGCTGAACCCCACGCAGCGCTAGAAGAATCACAAGAAGAACGCATACAGCTACAAGAAGCTGTGCTGGACGCCTTCGATGAACTAGACGACGAAGAGATCTGGTTACTAAACGCTCTGTTATTTGAACGTCTTAGCCTGAGACAAGTCGAACGACTAACTCAGCTACCCAAGACAACAGTGGCACGTAAACGTGACTACATCCTCAGAAAACTCAAACGGGCATTAGATAAACACCCAATCGTCAGAGACTATTTAACTTTTCTACTCATCTATTTCGTAGTCTGACTCATCCATCGCATCAGCCGACGCAAGGATCAGGCCACTGATAATTGCGAACACATGACTATGCAAAGGACTGTTATCAAAGTCGTTCATCAACGACTCAGCAGAAAACGCCATCGCATGTTCAAACGGAAGAACCAACATCACAGCCAACGAATCATCATGCCACTTGGCATGATTCCCATCAGACACATCCAAGATGTGTGACGTGTTCTTTATGTCAGTATAAATTACTGAGGCAAGATAGCCGTACTCTTCATTCCACTCATTCCACTCGGCTTGCTCTTCCTCAGCCGACACGTCAGCCCACCAGCGAAGCCGAACGGGAATCCCCGACACGAGTCGCAGCAACAGCCTTACCAATAGCAATGACAGCAGCAACCGCACCAATTTTCAACGAGTCCGTCCAGTCAGGGCCAGGAATAGCCATAGCGCCTACAAATCCTTGACAGAACGTAGAAAACCCACGCTCAAAGGAATCTCTCAAAAAATCTAAATTAAACAAAATATCTCCTTAGGCGGACCAAAGGTACCGCCACGTTACAGGCCCACAAACACCATCCTTGCGGATAGGAAAGTTAGCCTGAAATTCTTTTAGCGCACTTTGAGTGGCCCGACCAAAGATGCCGTCAACCACAAGCTGTGCGTTAATGCGTTCATTCAAACGTGCCTGCAAAGTAGCCACGTTCTTCCCCCTAGACCCACGGTGTAAAGGTTTACGACGGAAATCCACCCCCAAAGATTCCATCTCTTCCAAACGAACATCCCAATCCAAAGCAGTAGGCGTATCCGTCATCGGCATCCCAGAATGAATCCAGTCAGCTAAACCGTCACCAGGGCAATATGTGGTGCCGAAATCTCTATGACATTTGACCCACAAATGGTCGCCATACTGTTTCCGCATTGCCTCTACGACGGTAAGGATAGCCTCCTTCCCTGTTTCAGTTAGATCGTCACCCGAACCAATATAGGAAATGGAAGTGGTTTTAGAGTTCTGCCCTTTCGTAGCTGCGCCTTGCTTCCAACCCCGACCCTCAAAGATCTCGCCAGTCTCACCAGAAACCAACCAGTTGTAAGCGATAGAACGCCAGCCCCGAGTCTTAACGTGATACTTGTCATGCTGACGGATGCGATCCCAAGGAGCGGAACCAGAACCAGTCGTATGATGAACAATTACACCTATGGGGACACGGCGAAATTCGCTTAACCTCTTACCAGAGTCAATGGCCCCCCACTCGTCACGGGAAATGAACTGCATACCCATAGGGTAGTTTGTCCCTACAGGTTAGAACCTTGCAATTCGCGAAGTTCTCGTTCTTGTTCACGTTTATCAAACTCACGAGAAATACGAGAACGTTGCTGTTCCCATTTGGTGTTGGTTCTCAAACCAGCACCAGACATAAACGAAATCCAATTACTTAACAACCGTTCCCGATAACGTTCTTCATCAGGGAACAACCGTCGAATATCCATAAACGTAGGCAACAACTGAGCAAACGAATGTAGCTCATAGTCTTTCATTACCCATTTATCGTCACGTTCACGTTTCTGAGCTATACCAGCTAACTTCAAAGCAGACATCATGCCAGGAACCATCGTGTAGGCACGAGGAACCTCATCGTAACGGCCATCAAAGTTGTAGCCCTTCCACAAATTACGTTTAGCTTGCCACTCATATGGGGCCTTAACCAAAGGCGTCATCTGAGAACCAAACACACTAATCGCTTTAGCCGCACGCTCACCAGCAGTCAGATCACCAGTAAATAAAGGATCAATCATTTCCAAAGGAGACTTAAACGGCAAATCAGGAAGAATAAACATGCTTTCCCCGTCATAAGTAAACGGAGTTTGAATAGCACCCCCACGAACCATCCAATCAGGAACCTCTTCAGGACGTTCCAACCCTTCTTCCATTTCTTTCTTAAACGAGTTATACCTGTTGAAGATCTGTGGCTTTCGCAACATCATCTCCATCATTAACGGAAGATTCTTACGAGTCCACGTATAGAACGGCACAAGTTTCTTAACTACGTTGCGTTCAAAGTCCGACAAATCTGAATAATCAAAATGAAATTTCATTATGTTGTCGAACGCATCTCCAGAAGTTCCACCTTTAAGCATGGTGTCAAACCCAAGAGAACCACGAACAAACGTTTCAGTTGCCATACCAAAATCACGAGACAACTGCAAAGGCAAGTTCTGAGCACTCATAGGATTAATAGAACCTAAAGAAATACGACGACCGCCTACACGCACCTCGGATTCCACAAACTCAGAAGCAACCTGCGCACCAGCCGACCCCAAAGAACCAGTCCGATCCATCTCACGAACAATTTGCACATGAGAAGAATCAACATTCTCAGGTCTAATACCACGAGCACGCATCGCTTTACGCATCTTCGACGCACGATCAGGCAACCCAAGACGAACAGCTTCTTCTTCTTGGAACTTCCAATACGCACGCATGAACTTGCGGTATGAACTTGCGTTCATTCCCGCAAGATGGTTCATAAACGCAGCCGAGAAAAAGTTCCTGCTATGAAACCCAGGTTTTGCGATCATGTATGCGCGCAACAAATTGTGCATTCTGTCGTATTGCCGCATGAAACCTTTGAAACCGCCACGGGCAACCCACGTTTCCGTGGCAGTCATAGCTTCAACAATGTTTGCTGGTCCTTGTAATTCGTTACCTATTGGTTTCCAACTAGCAACAAATACATCATCCAACCTATTGGTAATATCGTCCATTTTTGCAATGTCCCGATAAGACCAAGGCGCAGCCGACGCAGCACGCTCATCTAAAATATTTTGAAAATCATTAGCCCCAGCAGCATACTCATCCCACGCAAACGACAACCGAGCATTATCGGCCTCCATCAACACTTTCAATGTTTGCGCTAAATCTTGCTGCAACTCTGTAGAAAAACCATTGCTCTCAATATTCTTGAGAATATTTTGAGCTAACGCCACATTCTCTTCAGCGTTCTCCAAAGACTCTTTCAAACCAATAACAGCATTCAACTTGTTTTTATCAAGGCCAGCCTGCTCTAAAGCTTGTACCTGTGCAGGACTACGGCTAAACCTAGCGCCCGCACCATAACCCGCACCAGACGCAGCTTGCAAAGCCTCAAGCTGCGACATCCGTTCCGTATCCAACAACGTGTCCTGCCACGTAGCAAACGTAGAACTTAACTCTTCCTGCAACAAAGCAGAATCCATTACCAATTTGCTGCGTTGCTCATACAAAGCTTCCAACAAATCTTCTTGTTTAGGAAACTGTTCCTTCAACGGAGACAAACTGCTTAACGCTTCACGTTCAAAGAAATCAATAACAGCTTCAGGTTCTAAGACTAAAGCCTTTTGTTGTTTCGCTGCCTTTACAGCAGAAGCTTCCTTAGGGGAAAGAGTTTCAGGTGCTTGTTTAGATAACCGTTCAAGTTCTTCTTTAGTTAAAGACCCAGGATCAAGAAGTTTTCCTATGTTCTGAGAAGTCATAGCTACATCAGCGCCATGTGCCGCCGAAGGATTAGCCAACATCATGTTAGGAAACGACTGAGACTTTACGTAAGCGCCATCTAAAGCGTCATACCAAACCATTACGCTGTAACCATCAGCAGACAACGACCGTTGAAACGTTCGCAAAAACCGAGTCCAACGAGGCATCTTTGTAGCCTGAGTCGGCTCCAAATTCCAAAACGCTACTTTGTCACCAAACTGACTATCAAAAACTTGATCCCAAACTTTGCGCAAAGAAATATACATTTCTTTCTGCGCAGATAAAACACTCCCATTCACACGACCAGAATTAGGAGACAACTGATTATCAGTCAACCTCACAAATTCCGTAAGATTGTCAATCAACAAATCATCAGACGGAATATCTCCACCAAACTTTTGTGGATCAAGCTTTACTATGTCTCCGTTAGCGTCAACACCACGACCCCATTTACGCCACGCAGCAAACTGCACACGCTCCGCAAATGACATACCCATAAGCTTTTCAAGTATCTGACGATCAGCCCCATAAACATTAGACAAATCCATTTTCACAATATCTTTAGCCCACTTCAACATCCGTGAAGAAGCCAAAGAATTATGAGTAGTTGGATCAGTAACAGCAGGCAAAGCCTCAGACTGTTTAATGAAACGATTAACTATCTCATCAAAAAAATCAGGATCAGCGTCAGCAACCCGAGCAAACATGTCAGCCTGAATAACAGTCACAGGGTAACTTGCCCCACCAGAACTACTCAACCAATCATCAGCCTTAAAATCCGCAGTAGCTTTCATCGGATCAGAAGCATTCTGCATATCAATAATCTTTTGAGCACTAGCAGCTTCAGACTCACCAATACGCAAACCATAAACTTTGATATTCGCAGCACCCTGAGGAATATCAAGCAAGAAACGATGCGTTGGCGTGGCTCCCTGATACGTCTGAGGAGCAACAGTTGTATTCAAGAAATCGTAATCGCCCCAACTAAAGTCAGCGTAACCACGATTTGGGCGTTGAATAAGATTCAACAACTGATTGCTGCTTCTGTGATTCAACAACAACTGGCTATCAGCCCCAGCAGCAACAGCCGCATCAATACGATCCTCAGACCAACCACGCACGCTATACGCTTGCTTTAATAAATCTTCAGAACCTTCATCAAAATATTCTTTACCTGCTCCTTGCGCCATTCTCTGTAAGCGCACTTCTAACCAGTCAGAAAAATATTTAGCTTCATCGTCAGACAACCCAGGAACAAAACGATGAACAAACCTGTTCATCCCCCCATACTGAGCACGCAAATCTAACAAAGCTTGAATTTGTTGCGCATACAGGCCAGTGGGATTGTCAAGTTGTTGCGTAGCTTCCGTCAACAACGGCGCATAATCAGGACTCATTGCAGGATCTTGAAAAGATCTGTATTCGCTAACTAGCGTCGGGTCCCACCCTGGAGTTTCATTTTTAGGCAACCCCTGAGCACGACTATTAAACACAGCCCCATTGTCAATACGAACAAAAGCAGAATGCGGAGTAACACCCGTACGGATACCAATGTTGTCAGCATTCATGCCAACAACATCCCAGTTTGCAAGCAACACATCCGCTGCATAACCACGAAACAACTGTTCAGCTATCGTGCTAGAAGCAGCACCAACAGGAACTTCCAAAGCAGAAGTGACACGAGTGCGACCAAACTGGTCAGTCCAAACTCGCGCATCCGAAATGCCAGCCGTAATATTTTTTACAGTATCAACGTTGTCCATAAACGGGGCGACATGATAAATGCCGCCCTCA